CTATCGCTGGTTTTCTCTTGCATTTTGAGCGCTTGATCGCCTGGCGAACAGCCCCACTGACCGCCTCTACATCAGTGATTCCGCGTTCAACCACGGCATTTCTTGGTAGCCGCTCTATGGCAAATTGTCCAACCCGGTAGCTGCTCCCCCTACGATCTAACTCAAGCACCTTGACCGAAGACGTGCCGATATCTACGGCTACCGCTTTCAATCGTTTAGGACTGAATATGCTCATCTATTTCCTGACCTTGAGCGTGCTCGGGCACCCATGCGCAGCCGCACGGACAACCCCATATTGGCACAGGTTGAACCTGAGGCTGTAGAGAGTAGAGGACAGCAGACAACGATCTCCATGATTCGAATAATAACTGACCTCACAACAGACAAATAGTAATCGACCTGCCTCCTGTCAAACGAACTCGAGCCCGATGCCTGGTAGTTCAAGGCTCTGATAAGCTACCCTGCTGGTCGGCCTCGCCGATGTCCGGGTCCAGACTTGGGCCAACACCGGGCTTCCTAAAAGGTTCCTCATTGAGACGTTTCTTGAAAAAAATCACATGGATAGCCCTCACGTTGGCCGCTTTGGGAGGCGCCTGCATTGGAATCATCCTGACAATCATATACCGAGAACTGCCATCTATCGAGGCCATTCGGGATATTCGTTTGAAGGAACCGTTAAGGATCTACACCATCGACGGGCGACTAATCGCCGAATATGGCAACAAAAAGCGAATTACCACAACCATGGATCAGGTGCCCGGGGCACTCGTCAATGCCATACTGGCCGCTGAGGACGACGGTTTTTTCGATCACTATGGGGTTGATTTCGCTGGAATCGCCCGAGCCGTGCTGGCCAACCTGCGTGCCGGTGGGATTGATCAGGGCGCCAGTACCATTACGATGCAGGTCGCACGTAATTACTTTCTGACTCGCGAGAAAACATATACCCGAAAAATCAAGGAGGTACTGCTGGCTCTCACATTGGAGCAAGCACTGTCGAAGAATGAAATTCTTTTAGATGTGGCTTCTGATCTTGCAGATACAGAAGTTGAGAAGTTTGGAGAGCTTGCAGAGAGTGTAGAGTATGAGAACGCAGAAGATTATCGTTTGAAATTGGAAACAATTATGGACTCTTATTTTCCTAAAGCCACAATTAACGAAGAAGTAGAAGCAGCGCCGAACTATGAAGATGTAGAAATGTCATCCGGTAAAATGGCTGCATATATGAATACTATTAGTAGAGCACATAAACGTGCTGTCAATTAATAGTTGAGATAATAAAATTTTTATTTAATAAAAAATAGGGAGAAAACAATGTTTAACACTGAACACCTACAGGAAAAATGGCAGCCAGTCCTAGAACATCCTGATCTTCCCGAGATTGGAGATGCTTACCGGCGTGCTGTAACAACTGTAATCTTGGAAAACCAGGAAAAGGCTATGTCTGAGGATCGTGAGTTCCTCGGTGAGGCTACGCCTGCTAATGCAACTGGTGCGAACATTGCGAACTGGGATCCGATCCTTATTTCGCTAGTTCGTCGTGCAATGCCTTCTCTTATTGCTTATGATATCTGCGGCGTACAGCCAATGACTGGTCCTACTGGACTTATCTTTGCGATGAAGGCCCGCTACACATCACAGGCTGGTAATGAAGCTTTGTTTAACGAAGCCAACACAGCCTTTGCTATGCAGAAAGCTGGTGGTACTGCGACCCAGGTTGGTGCTGATGTCGTATCTGCTATTACAACAACAAACTACTCTGTGCAACATGGTATGACAACTACCACTGCTGAAGGTCTAGGTAATGCCTATACACCTACAGTAAATGCTTTCGCAGAGATGGCATTCAGTATTGAAAAGTCAACGGTAACGGCTCGTTCCCGTGCTTTGAAAGCTGAATACACAATGGAACTCGCACAAGATTTGAAGGCGATTCACGGACTCGATGCTGAGACCGAACTCGCAAACATTCTGTCTGCTGAGATCCTAGCTGAAATTAACCGTGAGGTTATTCGTACTATTTACATCACATCCAAGAACGGTGCGGCTACAAACGTAACTACACCTGGTACATTTGATCTTGATACAGACTCCGGCGGTCGCTGGTCTGTTGAAAAGTTTAAAGGCCTAATGTTCTCAATGGAACGTGATGCTAACGTAATTGCCCGTGACACACGCCGTGGTAAAGGTAACATCTTGATTTGTTCTGCTGATGTCGCTTCCGCCATGACAATGGCTGGTCTGCTTGATTATCAATCTGCCCTTCAGGATAACCTGAATGTAGATTCGACAGGCAACACTTTTGCTGGTGTCTTGAATGGTCGCCTTAAAGTATACGTTGATCCGTATGCGAACATGGGTGTCCCATATACGGGTTCGGGTGCTTCTGCTAACCAGTACTACTGTGTTGGTTATAAAGGCACATCACCTTATGATGCTGGCTTGTTCTATTGCCCATACGTTCCGTTGCAGATGGTTCGTGCGGTCGGTGAAAATTCCTTCCAGCCGAAGATTGGTTTCAAGACACGTTATGGCTTGATCTCTAATCCGTTTGCTGCATTGGCAACGTCCAATGATCAGGGTGCTGTTAATAGTAACGTGTACTACAGACGAGTACAGGTGACTAACCTGACGTAATATGTAATCCTACAAAAATCATCCGCCATAATACAATTATAAAGGATGTAACTTTGGAACGCCCCTCCCACCGCAGGGGCGTTTTTTTATGTCTACTGTTTATAAATAGTAATGATTAAAGAGGAGGTATTGTACAATCGAATTAGAGTTAGGCCTCCCGCTCTACGACGAGGAATAAAAGATGGCAAATAATGTAAAAGAATTAATGGATACCGATTGGCGTGTCCAGGCAAGTGCAACTCTCCAAGCAGATACCAATTCAGGTACAGGACTTTTATTGATAGATATATCTGGATTACAAGGTTGGATTGCTGGTGACAAGCTAGCTATAACTAAAGTATTTTGGTCATTAGGTACTGGGATAGCTACATTAATGTGGAATGGTACAGGTGGTGGAGGTGCCACAACAAAGGATGCAATAGTTATGAATGGTGGTGGTGCTTATGGATATTCACCAGGACAACCTGCATTACTTTCAGATGCAGTAGGTACTAATGCTGTTACTGGCGATTTGATGATTGTCAATGCAGCTGCTGTTACTGGTACTATCATAGTAGAATGTAATAAACACGTTACTACTGCTGGCGTTGGTTGGTCGGCCTAATGGCGATAGTTCCTAATGCTGATGTACCACCTACATCAGTTAGTTCTGTAAGGACAAAGACAGAAGCGGGAGGGGTAGATGAGTTTAATACTGCTCCTAGAGAGCCTACGGTATTTGATTATTCTCAGAGTAATCAATTTAAAGTTTATATACCTATCTTTCCTAAAACAGAATGGTTTGTGGTAAGTTGCAACGTCCCTGGTGTCACTATGGGCCAGGGCGTTGTACCCACACCTTTGGTAGATATTCCTATTGTGGGTGAGAAACTTACTTATGACCAATTTAGCATGACGTTTATTGTGGATGAGAAGTTACAAAATTTTATGGAGATACATAATTGGTTAATTAATATGGCTCCTCCACAAAATACTAATCAGTTTATGGCCACAACAAGTAACTATGTACTACCCACTGGTCAGAGTACTAAAAAATATCCAGCAGATAATGCTGATTCACAAACAGTTACAGGTAGTACATCTGATAGAGATTTATATTGTGATATAACATTGTTTATTTTAAGTTCTAAAAATAATCCTGTGGCTACTGTAGTTATGAGAGATGCATTTCCTACTTCAATTAGTTCATTAGATTATAGTCAGCAAGATACTGATACTAATTATGTACAATGTAATGTATCTTTTGCTTTCCCGTTCTATACAATTCAAGGTGTATAAATAATCCAGAGAAGGTAGTTACGATAATCGGATTAAGAAGTGATCTTCCAACAAGATGTTAGGTCGGAAGTATATTTAGGAAGTACGGCAAGGGTTGGTTATCCTCTGACTACCCTCTCACTATATTATGGAGTGTAAGATGAAGTTAAGTGAATTACAAAATGAGTTAGATAGAGATTTAAAAATAGATGACACTGAATTGGATTTGGAAAGTATAAGAACTCCCCAGTTACATAATAAGTATCTAAAGCATTATACCCATTATTCTTTGCAGTTAAAAAAGGCGAAGGATGATTATAAAATTCTACGCCGGAATAAATGGGAATATTATACTGGTAAAGCAGCACCAGAAGTTTATCAAGAGAAGCCTTTTGATTTAAAAGTTCTCAAGGCAGACGTACCTATATACTTGGAAGCTGACGAAGAATTGCAACAGTTAGGACAGAAAGAGGCTTACTTAGAAACTACAGTAAATTATCTTGAGAAGGTTTTGCGAGAGATTACTAATCGAAATTGGACGATTCGTAATACTATAGAATGGAAAAAATTTCTACATGGTGACTAATGGAAATCTCAGTTTCAAAGTTTAATGAGGTATATCTCCGCATCAAATGTGAACCGGCAGTGGCAAGAGAGCTCTCGGAATTTTTCACTTTTGAAGTCCCAAATGCGAAGTTCATGCCGTCGGTTCGCAACCGGCTTTGGGATGGAAAGATTAGATTGTTCAGCCCAGGTACTGGTAAAATCTATTTCGGACTACTACCTTATGTCAAGGAGTTTCTCAAAGAGCAAGGATATAAAGTTACCTACGATACAGATTTTTCTAAAAGAAATCTGGATAAATCAATTACCACCAAGTTTGTCCGTTCGTTACAAAAAAAGAAATTCAAAGCAAGAGAGTATCAAATAGATGCGATACATACTATTCTCGAATCTCATAGAGGTCTTATTCTTTCTCCTACTGGTTCCGGTAAGTCATTTATTATATACGCTCTGACTCGTTATTATGTAAAAAAATTAGAGCATCAAAAAGTTTTAATTGTTGTACCTACCACCAACCTAGTTGAACAAATGTATGGAGATTTTTCTGACTATGGCTGGTTCCCTGACGAACATTGTCACAAACTTTATGCAGGGTCAGATAAGAACACATCTAAAGAAGTGGTCATCTCCACTTGGCAGTCTATCTA